ACGGAATTTATGCGGCCAAAGCATATTGATTTTATAGTTAATGCGATAGATCATCCACTTTCAGAAATTATCGACACCATGAAAACAAATCCTCTCGCTTGAGGAAGTATTTGACCATCCATGATGAAGCTCGCATTTACTCGATACTGAACACCTGCATGACGTTGTACAAAGCCGCACCAAAAGGTGGTACTTTACCGCAAGAACCAGGAACCTATGTTGAATTTATCAATTCCGTTGATGCACTGTGTGCAGCTGATTGCACACTTGAACTGAAAACAATTGAGGGAGATATTATCATTCTCTGTGAAAAAGGGTTGCCCCCAGCAGCCTGGAAGGTAGTTGAAGAGAAGATTGATGTTTTCGAGGATCATGTTGAGCACGAGGGCATAGTGTACACCCCTAAAGAAGATCAAGTCAGGTTGTTGAATGCATACAAACGAGTCACATCCCTAAAGAAGCACATTATTCCTCGGGAGACCGCACTGGATCACGCCAAAGCACAATTGGAACATCAAAGAGCTAGACTCAGCCCTGCTACTCGAATTATGCTTGCTTCATTCGATCTCGCCCTCAACATCGGCGTTATAGCTCAAAATTTTAAACTTTCACACAAAAAAATATAATCCTGTAAAGGAAACCCCTAAAGTCCATCCATGCGCACTTAACGTTTCTCAAATTATACCTAGCGATCATCAGCCGCAGACAGTATCTTCAGTAGCCTCGCCAATTATGTCAACTCCCCAGATTCAAGGCAAGAGAGAGACATCGGATGCAACAACCCGCCCAACAGAATCTAATTTGGCGTGGTCAACACCTCAACAACAGGGAAGGCGAGAGACGTCAGACACGACTACACGTCCTACGGAAACAAGTTTGGCATGGTCGTCACCTCAACATCAGGGAGGACGAGATACATCAGATACCACCACACGTCCAACAGAAACAAAGTTCACCATCGCAAATGCATGGAGACAAACTCAGAATTTCATCTCAAAGGTAATTCCGAAAGAGCAATCACAACTTCAAGCTGTTTTATCAGAGATGGACTTGACCGCCACGGAAGAGTATATAGCTGAACATCAATTGCAGTCATCCCAGGTATCGCCAACACGGTTTTCTGAGATCACCAAACAGTTCACAAACGTAGATGGATCCTGCTATGCAATGTTAAGCTTTGAGGATGCACGTGAGTTTGCAAAGGCCCTTCAATTGTGTGAAATTCACAAGAGTCGGGGATTCCAGATTTTTTCTGCTTATGCCACTGATACCGAACATGTGAAACTTCACGAATTTAGAGGACCATCTAAAGTCCTATCCACATATTTGGGCAACTTGGCAATAAGGCAGAACAGATGTTATCTCCTCATTCTCGCACCATCAGCGAGGCCTTTCGTTATCTGTGACCATCTTGTAAGATCAGAACAGGAACCTGGAAAAGTTGTTGATCTTGAGCCTGAACCGCAGAATTGTCAAGACGAGGAATGCATGGGCCTAATCAAGAAGGTTGATACTGATCATATTTATGCCGTTATGCCTGATGAAGGAGTCTTGCCCCAACATTACCAGAGAGCAAATTCTTGGGCAGTTGCAGTTAAAGGCAAGTATTTTATCACTGTTGCCCATAATCCCTACAAGAACATTATTTTGGGACAACTTAAGAAC